TCTAAGATATCAGCAAACTCTACTTCATCATCTGCTGTTCGTGGTGGTTCTTACAACGTTATATTCCTTGATGAGTTCGCTTTCATCCCGAATCATATTGCTGATGATTTCTTTGCATCTGTTTATCCTACAATTACTTCTGGACAATCTACTAAGGTTATTATAGTTTCAACCCCAAGGGGTATGAATCATTTTTATCGTATGTGGCACGATAGTGAAAAAGGTAAGAGTGAATATGTACCAACTGATGTTCATTGGAGTGAAGTTCCTGGTAGAGATGCTGTATGGAAAGAGCAGACTATTGCCAATACTTCCGAACAACAATTTAAAATTGAGTTTGAATGTGAATTCTTAGGTTCTGTTAACACTCTTATTAGTGCAACAAAACTTAGAAATCTTATATATGAAGAACCTATAACAAGAAATGCTGGACTTGATATTTACGAAGAACCAATAAAAGATCATAATTATATGACAACAGTTGATGTTGCCCGTGGATTGGGTAATGATTATTCTGCTTTCATAGTTTTTGATATTACAGAGTTTCCGTATAGAGCAGTTGCCAAATATAGAAACAATGAAATAAAACCCATGTTATTCCCAAATATCATACATGATGTAGCAAAGGGATATAATGAATCATTTGTATTGGTAGAAGTAAATGATATTGGAGATCAGGTTGCAAGTATTCTTCAATATGATTTAGAATATGATAATCTTCTTATGGCATCCATGAGAGGAAGAAATGGTCAGATTGTAGGACAAGGATTCTCTGGTAAGAAATGTCAGTTAGGTGTAAGAACAACAGCAGCAGTTAAGAAACTAGGTTGTTCTAATTTAAAAACTCTTTTAGAAGATGATAAAATATTAGTTAAAGATTATGATATTATTTCAGAACTAACGACTTTTGCACAAAAACATCAATCATTTGAGGCAGAAGAAGGTTGTAATGATGATTTAGCAATGTGTCTTGTTATATTTGCTTGGGTAGTTGCACAAGATTATTTTAAAGAAATGACTGATAATGATGTTCGTAAGAGAATTTATGAGGAACAAAAAAATCAAATAGAGCAAGATATGGCACCATTTGGATTTATTGCAGATGGATTTGAAGATCTAGATAGTTTTGTAGATACTGAAGGTGATAGATGGCATACTGATGAATATGGCGATCGTTCTTATATGTGGGATTATAGATGATTGATACATCACCAAGTTCGATTAGAGTATTTTTTATAATTGTACTATCAATTGCTTGGTTAGTTATTTTTAATATACCAACGGAGAAATAATGGAATTAACAGAAGAAAACGTACTC